ATATTCTATCAGATTTTAAAAAGACTGTCGACAGTTACTTTGTCAACAGTCTGAATTAAGGCAATTTGCCTTAATAAAAAATAGATCAAATAGATCAGGAAAGGATATATTATATATGAAAACAAAACAAATTTTAATGGCAGGAACATTAGCTCTAAGTATGGTGTTATCTGGTGGCATGTTGACTGGATGTTCTAATTCTTCAAACACAAAAGATACAAAGACATCCGAAGTTGCTAAGAAAAAGGAAGTAAAGACACTTGGTAAGAAAACAAAGGATTCTAAATCCTTGAAGTTCACAAACAGTACTGGAAAGAAAATCACAGTATTTGAAACAAAATCAAGTTCAGAAGAATCTTTCAGTGATAACTTGTTGGATGATGGTGACGCTGTAAAAAACAAAGAACAACGTACTTTATACTATGATGTAAAAGAAAACGATAAGTTAGATGTAAAGATTGGTTTACAAGATCAGGACAAAACATTCGTATTCAAGGATGTAGATACTACAGATACAAAGAAAGTGGATGTTTCTTTAAAAGATGATAAAGTCAATCTAGATGTAACGAAAAAAGATGGCACTACTGCCACTTTAACACCATCTGAAGATTCTGCAAAGACAGAAGACGAAAAGAAAGATGAGCAGGAAGTAAAACAAGAAGAAAAGAAAGAAGAAACTTCAAAAGCTGATTCATCTAATAAATCCAATTCTTCAGAATCAAAAAAGGATAACACAGCTTCTACAAACTCAAGTTCAAACAAGAACAACTCAAGCTCTAACAGTTCCAAACCTTCTAAACCTTCAAACAGCAGTAACTCTAGTTCATCTAAACCATCAAATAACAATAGTTCAAACAGCTCAAAACCAGCCGAACATACACATAACTGGGTGGCTCAGTATAAGACTGTAAATATTCCAGAAAAAGGACATAACGAACAGGTTTTGGTGCAGGCTGCTTATGATGAACAGGTCCCAGTTACAGAAATGAAGGCATATTCTATCTGTAATGATTGTGGTGCAGATATTACTGGTAATACTTCAGCACACATGAAAGATCATATGATTAATGACACTGGTAATGGAGGATACCATACTGAACGGCGTGAAACAGTTGTGGGATACAAGACTGTTCATCACGATGCAGTCTACGAAACAAGATATGTGGTCGATTCACCCGCAACGACAAAACAGGAATTGACAGGCTACAAGTGCAGTAGCTGTGGAAAAACAAAAGCTAACTAAATATAGATCAAAAGACAGAATATAGGAACTCAGATTGAGTACCTTTTCTGTTTTTCACACGCAATAAAACGGGGAGTACCCATACTATTGCACCAAAAGAAAGTAGTTATAAGAAAGGGTGGCGAAATACTCAGCACTTCAAACAATGAAAACATTATGCAAGGAATATTATAATTCTGAAATCGTACCGACATTATTTGAATATGAATTTATAAAATAACCACTACTACCCCGGCTTATATAGTCTGGGTTATTTTTTTAAACTCGTCCAAACAGTCAATATTATACGTAGTATAATGATAATGTGAAAAAAGACAAGGAACAGAATCCATGTCTTTTTTTATTTATAGGGCGGCTAAATTCCATTTTCCTCCTTTCCCTACACGGTGTAGGTTTTTTATTTTTTTTGGCCGTCCTATTTTTAATAAAACGAGGATACACAGAACATAAGAAAGGGGTAATTTTATGGCTGCTGGAAGAAAAGCAATTGATATATCAGAATGGCTTACCCCTGAAAATAAACTACGAATTCAGGGTTGGTGCCGTGATGGACTAATCGAAAAACAAATTTATAAAAATATGGGCATTGGGAAAAGCACGTTCTACAAGTGGAAAAACGAAAATGTAGAATTTGCGGAACTCTTAAAAGAATCTAAGGAAACAGCGGACCGTGAAGTGGAAAATGCCTTATTTAAAAGCGCTACTGGTTTTATTGGGCCGGATGATAAATACTATCCACCTAATACCACAGCACAGATTTTTTGGCTTAAAAACCGTAAACAGGACGACTGGAGAGATAAACGTGAACAGGATGTTAGTATTACTACCCCAATCAGTGATACAGCTATGAAAGTAGAAGCTATTTTAAAAGGCGATGATTAACAGTAGATAAAACACAGACTAAACGGGAGGGATTATAACGATGAACGATAAACTCGTTAAGTCGTTAAAAGAGAATCCCGTCAAATATGCGCGTTTATTGGGATTTAGCCTTTTAACCGACTTACATAACGAATGGATAAAAGATATGGTCTGGCAGCAAGAAGACGATGAAACGCTTCTGGCCCATCGTGGGTCATACAAAACAACATGCGTATCTTTTGCACTTGCGTTGATCATTGTCTTAAAACCAAACAAAACAACAATATTCATAAGAAAAACAGATACAGACGTAGTAGAGATTGCTAAGCAAACAGACAAGATTTTGCATAGTGATCTTTTTTCTTACATAGTAAAAGAGATATACGGCGTGGACCTAGTTGTTACATCTAACAGCTATCAGATAGACACGAACTTAAACACCGGAACAAAAGGAACACCGCAGCTTATATGTCTCGGTATTCATACATCTTTAACAGGTAAGCACAGCGACTATATATTCACAGACGATATTGTCAATGTTCAAGACAGAATTTCACAGGCAGAACGAAACAGAACAAAGATACAATACCAAGAGTTGCAGAACATTAAGAATAGGGGCGGACGTATTTTTAATACGTGCACACCTTGGCATAAACAGGACGCTATCAGCGAACTTATGCCAAATAAGAAATTCTACGACTGTTATTCTACAGGGCTTATTACGGCGGAAAAATTAAGGGATCTACGCGAAAGCATGGACCCATCATTATTTGCTGCTAACTACGAATTGAAACATATAGCAAGTGATAAGGCATTGTTTGGCAAGCCTAATTATTGCAACGATGAAACACTCCTTTATGAAGGCGTATCTCACATAGACGCCAGTTATGGTGGGGCCGACTGGACCGCATATACAATCATGAAAAAGGAACCAAACGGAACAATTTACGCATTGGGCAAGACGTGGCAGAAGCATGTTGACGATTGCCTAGCAGAGATCCAGGTATTACAGGAACGCTTTAAAGCCGGGACTGTATGGAACGAAAAGAACGCTGACAAGGGCTATCTTGCTAAGGAATTACAAAAGCGCGGAATGTTCCCAAAGCTTTACCAGGAAAAACAAAACAAATATGTTAAGATTTCCACTTACTTACGCCGTGAGTGGAAAAACATTTATTGGTTGGAGGAAACGGACCGCGACTATATAAATCAGATTCTTGACTATACAGAGAACGCGGAACACGACGACTGCCCGGATAGTGCAGCGTCGCTTATTAGACAGATGGAAAAAGGAACAACTCACAGGAATAGAATTCGGGAGGGATTATAAAGATGAAAAGAAAAAACCATTTCAAAAAGATCATCAAGGCAGAAGATAAGATCTTCCGAATTGCCGACGATGAAATTATGACACCAGCACTACTTGCGGAATACATCCGCCAGCATGAACTGCTGGTACAGTCACATTATAAATACTTAGATGATGCATACCAAACAGACTATGCTATCTTTCACCAGGCTAAGAAAAAGGCATATAAGCCGGACAACCGCCTAGCCACAAACTTTGCTAAGTATATTGTTGATACAATGAACGGATTCTTCTGCGGTATTCCGATTAAGGTTACATCAAACGACGAACGAATTAACGAGTTCTTGCAAAGATACGACAGATACAATTCAATGGACGACCAGAACGCGGAAATCGCTAAGACTTGCGATATTTTCGGAAGTGCCTATGAAATGTATTATGTGGACGAAATGGGAGAAGTTGCTTCTACAGTACTCTCTCCTATGAATGCCTTTATTATCTATAATGAAAGCATTATTCCACAGCCTCGATATTTCGTAAGGCTTTATACAGACAACCACAATGTAAAACGCGGATCAATTTCTGATAGTGAAACAGTCCGCTATTTCAAACATGATGGCGGTATCAAGTTCGACGAATACGAAAAAATGCACGGATTCGACGGAGTACCAGCTACAGAATTCTTAGAAAATGCGGAAAGAACGGGATTATTTGAACCAGTTATGTCATTGATTAATGCATACAACAAGGCAATCTCAGAAAAGGCGAATGATGTTGATTATTTCGCGGACGCATACTTGAAGATCTTAGGGGCTAAGTTAGAACGTGAGGACCTACAGACAATCAGAGATGACCGTATTATCAACTTTGACGGTATCGAGGATGGAAAGCTTGTTGTTGAGTTCATGGACAAGCCAAACGGCGACGAGACACAAGAAAATCTCATTGACCGATTAAGAACAGACATTTTTCAAATTTCAATGGTTGCAAATATCAGTGATGAAAACTTCGGGGCTTCTTCTGGTATTGCTTTAAAGTACAAACTTTTAGCAATGTCGAACTTAGCTAAGATGAAACAGAACAAATTCATCGGGGCTATGAACCGCCGTTATAGATTGATCTGTAGCAATCCAGTAACGGAAGCTAAAGCGGACGACTGGTTATTTATTGATTATCAGTTCACACAAAACATCCCAGCTAACCAGTTAGAGGAAGCGCAGATTGCTTCACAACTTTCTGGAGTGGTAAGCAAGGAAACACAGCTTAAACCGTTGTCTATTGTTGACGATGTCAAAGACGAAATCAAAAAGATTGACGCAGAAGCCGACAAGGTAAGCTACAGCACCGATTACCCGACAGACAGGACGGGCGGTGATCTGAATGAGTAAATACACAGACACACTCAATGAGTTACAAAAAGACTTAGAAAAAGGCGAGGAAGCTTTAAAGAAAAAGCTTTCCCGCCTTTATGATAGTGAATCAAAGAAACTGGAAAAAGAGATTGCCTACTACTATCAGACATACGGCAAAGATGGCGTGCTAGAGTACCGCGAAATGATGAAGCGACTCACGAAAGAAGAAGCAACTATGCTTTATGAGGACATGGACAAATTCTTTAGGTTACATCCGGAACATGCAGCACTAAAGCCTGTCCGTGAGTCTATTTATAAGCTGAATCGTTTAGAGGGGCTACAGCTTTCAATTATGGCACAGCAGTTAGGGCTTTCGTCAGAGGAAGAGGCGTTAATCAGACAGCACCTTCTCTCCTACACAATTTCCACTTATGAAGGCGTGCAAGGGCTAATCTCTTTTAATCAGTTTGACGGTAGGGCCGCCAAACAGGTTGGGGAAAAAATCATTAAAGACACAGACTTCGGGAAACGACTTCAAGCGAACAGAGAAAAGCTTGCTGATTATCTCAATAACGATATCGCAAAAGGTATTGCCAGAGGCGACAGTTACGACAAGTTAAACAAACAAATTAGAGAACGTTTCGATGGCGTATCTCGTAGGAGTGCTTACAGGCTTCTTTATACAGAGGGAACGCGAATGTTTAACCGTGCAAATAGTGAGGCTTTCGCAGAGGTAGGCATTAACCAATACAGATATTGTACTGCAGGCGATGAACGCGTATGTAGTGATTGCGACGCGCTGGAGGGCAATGTATACGACCTATCAGAAGCAAGCGAGGGCACAAATTACCCGCCCATGCACCCATGGTGCAGATGCCACACAGAACCAGCCGTTGACTGGGATAAGTGGTTATCAGACAGAATTGCAAGCAGAGAATACACAGCGGAACAAAGAGAAGAAGCCGCTGAAATTATTAAGAATTTTACGGAGGAATAAAAAGGATGGCAAAAAGAAAAGTAAAAAGAAAAAGAAAGCTTTTGTATTTCATGGCCAGCTGGTGCGGACCATGTAAACACTTAAAAGAATATTATTTCGATGACTTAGCCGCCGCTTTTCCTGGGCAGGTTGATTTTATCGACGCACAGAGAGAACCAGCACTGGCTAGGCTTTATAAAGTCGCTAGAATCCCGTTGATCGTTTTCTTAGAAGACGGGAAAGAAGTAAAACGCTATGACGGATCACAGAAATTCGGTTTTGAAGAATTCGAGGGATTTCTTAAGGAGGATAAAGCAAATGATAACAGTAACAAAGACACCGGGAAAATTGACGGTTAGCGGTCACGCTGGATACGCAGAACGCGGAAAAGATATTGTATGCGAGGCTGTCACTTCACAGGTGCAAACATTAACCGAGTCTATTGGACAGCTTGCCCATGAGAAGCCTGTATTTTCGCTTTCTAGGGGTTTTTATGAGTTAGACCTAGAAGAACTAGGGGATAAGAGTTTATTCCTTGTATCGGCCTTTATGGTGGGTATGAGGCTATTACAGGACGGATATCCTGCACACGTAAAAGTTATTTAAAGAGGCTTTTCAGTCTCTTTTTATATTTCCTTTTCTTTATTTCCTGGCGGAGATTCTGAAAAGCGACCTAGCATTGAAGTCGTTAAAAGCTATGGAAAACTAAAGTCAAGCATTACGACTATAAATTATGGAGGACAAAACTATGAAATTTAAAGATTACTTAAGACAGATTTTCGCAGAAGGTGGAGACCCAGGGGTCGACGACAAAGGCGCTAAAGGCGGAGAACCAGGGGCCGACGACAAGGGCGGAAAGAACGGAAACGCGGAACCAGACAACAAGGACACTAAGAAATACACTGACGCTGACGTAGACGAAATCATCAACAAAAAGTTTGCGAAGTGGCAGAAGGAACAGGAAAAAAAGATTTCTGAGGCTGAAAAGTTGGCTGGGATGAACGCGCAGGAAAAAGCAGAACACGAACGCGACACATTACAGAAAGAATTAGATGAATTAAAGCGTGCAAATAGCATTGCTGAAATGGAAAAGACAGCGAGAACTATGTTACGCGACGACGGCGTGAACGTACCTGACGAGGTAGTATCAAGCTTAATCGCAGAAGACGCTGATAACACTAAAGCCAAAGTTGAGGCATTCTCAAAGGCATTTAAAGAAGCGGTACAAGATGCCGTTAAAGAAACTTTAAAGGGAAAAGCCCCTTCTACTGGTAAAGGCGGAAGCACACTGACAAAAGCGGACATTTTAAAGATTACGAACCGCGCAGAACGTCAAAAAGCTATCGCAGAACACATTGAATTATTTCAGTAATCGCATTTTTGAGTCGCCGATTAATAAGTGACTGAAACACCCAATGAGTGTATGAGTCGCCGATTAATCAGCGACAGTCACCGATTAATCGGTAACCATCACATATTAAATATATTAAATATATAATGTTTTGTTTCCGGGCTTTTGGGCCCTCAAAAACATTGCGTTATTTTTCTTTATCGGAAGACGTTTTCTGACATATATATTGTGATGTTACAGACTACTCATAGGCTTTCATAAGAGAAGAACGCTTAAGCTTTTCTCACTTCATGAAGGCTGCGCGCAAGCGCAAGAACATATAACGGAGGTATAAAAACTATGAATAAATATTTTAGACAGGTGTTTGCTGTAGAAGCGGGCACAATCGTAACTACAGACATTGAACCAGCTATCTCTATCGATCACAACGAGAGATTAGTTGCTGGGGTTGAATCATTACAGACTATCTTAGGTGTTACAGAACTTACACCAATGCCAACAGGTAGCCTTGTAAAACAGTACAAGTACACAAAAAAGAACACACCGGATCAGGTCGCTGAAGGTGAAACAATCGGGCTTACAAAGTACGATAGAACTTTAGCAAATTCTTTTGAGATTACTCTCAAAAAGTACCGTAAACAGACTACAGCTGAAGCAATTCAGAGATCAGGTAAAGACAAGGCAGTAAATAAAACTGACGACTTACTTGTAAAAGACGTGCAAAAAGACGTTAAGAAAGCTTTCTATGGAATGCTTGCAACTGGTACAGGAAAAGCCACAGCGAAGGTTGCTACTTTACAGGGCGCACTTGCTGCTGCATGGGGCGCTGTATCTACTCACTTTGCAGATATGGACGTTGAACCTATTTTCTTTGTAAATACTACAGATGTTGCTGATTACTTAGCAACTGCACAGATTACAACACAAAACGCTTTCGGGTTTAAGTACGTTGAGGACTTCTTAGGCCTTGGAACAGTTGTTATCGATCCATCTGTTACAGCTGGAACTGTTGTTGCTACAGCAAAAGAAAATATCAACGGTGCTTACGTTTCCGCAGATGGCGATGTTGCAGAAACATTCGGACTTACTTCTGACGAAACAGGCTTAGTTGGGATGACTCACTATGTAAAAGGTGATAACGCTTCTATCGACACATTAGTTATGTCTGGTGTTGTTTTCTATCCAGAAGATGCAACTGGTGTTGTAAAGGCTGCTATTGCTGTTGCTGCTAAATAGCCGGAACAAGGAGGCATGATATATGATTTCTGAAATTGCAAAGCGTATTGAGTGCCGCATGACAGGCGAATTATGCGACAAGGCGGTTATGGGAGAAATCTCTCAAACCGTCCTTGATCGTATTTGTATCCGCCTTGGTATTTCAAACGAACAAGAATTTCCTGCTTTATTTTTTGGTATTTGTGCGGAGGCTTCTATTAAAGCATACCGCAGACGTTACTACGAGGGAATCCAATCTGAAAGTGCTACTGGGGTTTTCTCTGATACATTCGTTGATGACATTCTCTCAGAATATGAAAGTGAATTCACGGCATACCGCAATAGCGATAATGTCGGAAGTTCGAAAAGGGTCCATTTTCTATGATGTATAAAAAATGCCTATTGTTAACACAAAAAGAGATAGAGGACGAGTTAGGGAACGTTACACCCAATGGGTGGGATATTAAAGCAACATGTCCAGCTAGGTTTTCTCCATGGACAGCGGAAGAAATTTCTTTATATGGGTCAGATGTAACACGCAACACTTCAAAATATGCATTATTGATTCCGCGCGAACTATTACGTGGGGTTGACTCGGTTTTAATTGACGGCGTGAGGTATTCAATCGAAACGATCCTGGAATTATCGCCGCGTTGGGTTGTAATTCATGCGAGGTCACATAAAGTATGAGTGTAAAAATTACTGGTGCTGCCGAATTATCTGCCGCATTAAGTAGGCTTTCAAAAGCAACATTTCAAGATGTAGCTACAAAGTCTATAGGCGAAATGTATTCGAGGGCTAAAAAGGGATATACTGGCGGGCAAGTTCCAGCCGGTGGAGGTTCCCCAGTATCTACTGAATTAACTAGACCGCATGGGCCACATGGAGAATTAAAATCTTCAGTCCGTTTTGAAAAAGACACAATGGGTTATACAAAAGAATATGCCCCACATGTTGAGTATGGGCACAGAACAAAGTCCGGAGGGTTTGTCCCTGGACAACACTTTTTAAAAAGTAACGTGGAAAAACAAAAGCCAATTTATAAACAGGATGTACTTAATTCTATAAAAAAAATAGCTGGAAAGGAATAAAACAATGCTTAAACAATTCCCACTTACAGAACTTGTGAAAGCGGTTCAAGCAAACATTCAAAAGAACACTGACATGAAATGTTATGACGTGGTTCCTAAAGATGCTGTTTCTCCTTTCACATATATACAGGTCGTGAATGTTGAAAACGTAGATAACAAAACTATGTTTATGAAAAATCACGAAGTCTGGATTCATGTTATAGCTGATTCAACACATTCATCTGTACCGATTTATAAATTAGTACAGACCGTAGAAGAAGCTATGACAGAAGATATTACTATCCCAGATCCATTTATCCTCATTATGCAGACCGACGACGGATTACAGACAATCCAGGATGAAGAAACTGGGGAAAAACACGCAATCGTAGTTTTTAAATTCTTGATTGCTTATGGTTTCAAAACAAAAATTTAACGGAGGTAATTAATATGAACAAAAAATATGTTTCACAGATTTTTACAGGTGAATACGACGGCGGTACATACTGCGACTTCGATGCTACATCTGCACAGGCTACAGCTGGTAAAGATATTATCCTTGCTATTTGGGATGCAACAGGTGCCAATATTTTAGCCGTTGCTGGACAACAAGATTTATCTATCAAGAGATCTGCAGACACTCTTGAAGTAACTACAAAAGATACGGAAGGTGGATATAAATCTTACCTTGCTGGTACTAAAGAATGGTCAATCGATCTTTCTGGTGTGTACGTAACTTCTGACAAGTCTCAGAAACAGCTTTCAACCGCTTTCGAAAGTGGTGATGCTGTATGTATCAAGGTATACAACAAAAAGGCTAAAAAAGGTATGTTTGGTGGTTTAGCAGTTGTAACTGACTTCTCTATTGAAGCAGCAAACGACGGCGCTATGACATACTCAATCACATTGTCTGGTCTTGGTAAGCTTACAGACTTTAGTGTTGATACCATTACAACAGACAAGCTTCCAGAATAATAAAAAGTAAAGGAGATTAAAAGAATATGATTATTACATTAAACCAAAAAGAATACGAACTTAAGTTCTCTATCGGGAGAGTAAAACTCATTGAAAAACGTATCGGAGGCAGCTTGCTTTCTGAAATTGTTAAAACAAACGGGGTTCTTTCCCTTGAAACTCTTGAAAGCTGTATCACATACGGCTTAAAAGAAGTAGATACAGTAGGATATCTTCCTATGCAGAATGCAATGAAACTTGCAGAAGAATATATGGAGGCAGAGGGATACAGCAAGGCTATCGCCGATGTAACAAATCAGATTTCTGAAGATCTCCCTTTTTTATTCCGCAACGCTTAATAAGTTTCCAATATTTCGAAACGGATAATGCTACCGACTCCCGTACTATTGAAGAACGGGAAGAGGATAGCAAATATCGAGACCTACAGGATTTTGCATTCTTCTTTGTGAATTTCGGTACAAGCAGGGCTGAATATGAAAACCTTACTCGTACCGAAATTTCTTTTATATACAGGGCTTGGGAAGATAAACTTGTCCGCGAATCCACTTTTGCTAGAGATGCCTTCTTAAATGCATATGTAAATGCTAACCGTAAAAAAGGTACATTACCTATTAAGTTATGGAAAAAACATTTTAACGGGCAAAAGACAGTTGAAACGGCACAAGACGATCTTAAGGTTATCACTGCCATTGAAGATGCAGAAACTGGTTGGATTGAAGAAATTTATAAAGCGAATGGTATTCCAATGCGGAAAAAAGCTAAGAAAGGGGTTGACTAAAATATGGCAGATTATACATTATCAGTCAAAATTTCAGCTGACGTAAAAGATTTTGCGTCGTCACTTTCTTCTGTACAATCCTCACTGGAAGCAACAAGTAAAAAATGGGAAAGCTTATCTGCTTCCCTGGGAAAAATTGGTGGTACATTAACAAAATCAATCACTGTTCCAGTTGTTGCAGCTGCTACTGCTTCTGTAAAGAATTTTTCAGAAGTAGATAAAACAATGCGACTCGTAAAGAAAACTATGGGTGATACAGCATGGGCCTCTGGTGATCTTGAGAAAGCCATGAAGTCGGCTGCGTCAAATTCAGTCTTTGGTATGAATGATGCGGCTAATGCGGCGTTGAACTTTGCACGACAAGGCTTTAATGCAGCTGATGCCTCTAAAATGCTTACTCCTGCTATGAGTCTTGCGGCTGGTACAGCTACAGATTTAGCTGTAGTATCTGGCGGACTTGGTAACGCGATGAAAATATTTGCGGATCAAGGATTACAAGCTGGAAATGCTGCAGATATCTTAGCAAAAGCACAAGGTCAAGCTAATACTACAGTACAAGATTTATTAGACTCAATGACTGTCGCAGGTCCTATTGTGGATTCTGTAGGCTGGTCAATGAAAGATTTAGCTGTCATTACCGATGTTTTCGGTGATGCTGGTATTTCCGGTTCTGAAGGTGCTACTGCATTAAAAACAGGTCTTGCAAGACTTGCTTCTCCTGCTGACGATGCCACAGCCGTTATGAAACGATTAGGTATTGAAATCTTCAATACTGATGGTACGATGAAAAACTTTACAAGCGTACAAAAACAGTTGCATACGGCATTTGCTGGCTTAACACAAGAAGAACAGTTGCAAGCAGCTGCTACTCTATTTGGTAAAAACCAGATGGCTAAGTGGATGACTTTAATTAAAGCGTCCCCTGAAACAGTTGACAAATATTCTAGCGCACTTGACAACTGCACAGGATCTGCAGAAGACATGGCTAATGCTTTGTTGAGTGGGCCTGGTGGTGCTATTGAAAAATTAAAATCTTCACTTGACGTATTATCTTATACGTTGGGTGATATTGTCGGAAATGATATACAGCCTTTCATTGAAGACATTACCGAAATTGTTGATAAATTCAATAATCTTGATAAAGGAACTCAAGAAGCAACATTAAAAATGGTAGCATTTGCTGCTGCTATTGGCCCTGCATTCCTGGCACTTTCAAAAGGTGTTGGAATTATTGCTAGTGTTGAAAAAGGAATGGGTACACTCGTTGGGGGTGTTTCAAATACCGTTTCAAGTGTTGCAACAAACTTTGATAGTTTGCGTAACGGGTTCAGTAGAGTTGGAGATGCGGCCTCAGGGCTTGGTTCAAAATGGGGAAGTGTTTTCTCTAGCGTAAGTGGTCAAGTTTCAACATTCACAAGTGGCGTAAGTTCACAATTTTCAACATTTACAAGTGGTGTGAGTTCAAAATTTTCATCACTTACAAGTGATGTGAGTTCAAAAGTTTCTGGCATGGTTGAATCTTTAGCTGCCTCAGACAGAATCGATGCTGTAACATCAAAGTTTTCAGCTTTTTCAGATACTATTGGTTCTAAAGCTTCGACGATTGTTTCAAATATTTCTGGAACATTAGGGAAAGTAGGCGCCGGTGTTAGTCAATTTGTCGGCGGAATTATTGGAAGTGTTGGTCCTGCTTTATCACAAACAGCAACTGTAGTTAGTGAAGGATTGCAAACGATTATGAGTACAAGTCAGGTTGTAATGAGTGCGCTTCTTAAAACGATCGCGCCCGCTGCAATCGTTGCTTTATTGTTGGTTGGTCTTGGTGTTGCATTCGAACAATTTGGCGCACAAATTGATCAGTTTACACAGACAGCTGTTGAAAAAGGCCCTGCAATTATTCAAGGCTTAGTAGATGGTATTGTATCAAAGATTCCTACTCTTATTGAGGAAGGTTCCCATGTGCTTCAATCATTCCTTGATGTAATTACAGCGAATGCGCCTACCGTTGTTGCTGGTGGTGTTCAGATCATCGCTTCTTTAGTGAATGGACTTGCGCAACAGTTACCAACATTAATACCTGCTGCAGTACAAGCAATTGCTGTAATTGTTTCAACTCTCATTCAGAATATCCCGCAGCTTTTAGTTGCTGGTATGAATATCTTAATGGGACTTGCACAGGGAATTGTAAATAGTATCCCTACCTTGATTGCAACAGCTACACAAGCAATTACTGGGTTCTTAGGGGAACTTACAAATCATTTACCGGATATGGTAAATATGGCTGTTTCAATTATTACTACTCTCGTGAATGGGTTGTTAAATAACTTGCCTTTGATCATTCAGTCTGGATTACAGATCATTATTTCTTTAGGACAGGCTATCTTGAATAACTTACCTACTATTATTGAAGGAGGTATTCAAGTGATTGTGGCGTTAGCTAGTGGACTTATCCAGGCTATCCCAATTTTGCTTGCTTCACTTCCACAAATCTTTACATCAATTATTGATGCTTTCGCTTCTGTCGATTGGATTGGAATTGGTAAGACAATCATTACTGCTATTGGTGAAGGTATTGTTTCATTTGCAAGAACGATTTTTGACTCTATCGGAAATATATGTGGTTGGATTAAAGGAAAATTCACCGGAACTTCAGAAGAAGTATCCGACAAGTCAGATAAAATTAATAAAAGCGTAAGCGATATGGCAAGTAAGACACAACAATCCGTGTCTACGTCATTTAGCAATATCGAAAGCACGACAAATACAAGTTGGGGAAATATCTATAACACAATTGATTCAAAAACAAATGTTGCTACTGGTGCAGTTCAAGATATGGCAACGTCAACACAGAAATCTGTAGATACGGCTTTCGGTAATATGAACAGCACAACTACTTCAGACTTCTCAAGTATGTCAAATACTGTTTCTAGCAATTCTGGAAAAATTGGCGATACACTTAGCGGATTACAGTCTGATGTAAGTAACACTACAAACAATATTTCAGGAAAATATGACACACTCGCAACAAACATCGGCAAAAGCAATACTTCTATGAGTAACAGTACAAATACCGGTTTAAGCGGTATGAATACAGCTACATTGAAACAAACAACAGCGATGGCAAGCCAACTTGAGAAATCTTTTACATCAATGAGTACTTCTATTGATAAGAGTATGACTTCAATTGTTAATACTGTAAGTAAAAAGATTTCGACAATGTCGACTGGTATTCAAGATTCATTTTCATCTGCTATTAAATCGGTGAAAAGTTCTGTATCTTCTATCCAGTCAGCAGTTAATAGAGTCTCGTTCAATATGAGACAACATATTAGATTGCCTCATTTCTATATGTACGGCAATTTCAATGCAAAGTCTGGATCAGTTCCACGTGTAAGTGTAGATTGGTACGCTAAAGCAATGGATAAAGGTATGATCCTTTCAAACCCTACTATTTTTGGGGCAATGAACGGAAAATTACTTGGTGCTGGTGAAAGAGGCGCAGAAGTTGTTGTCGGGGTGAATAGCCTTGAAAGAATGATCAACCGTGCCGTTGGTAACGGTGGAGGCGGTCAGGTAACAAACAATATTACAGTTGTTGCAAATCCTGGTCAGGATACAAAAGATATTGCGGACAAAGTGGCAGAAGTCATTTTCGACCGCGTAAGAAGGGAGGCCTACGTATAATGGCATACGATGAAAATTATAGTAACCCTTATGAAGGGGGTTCTTCATTAGTATTTAATGGCGTGGATCTCGGGAAAGAATGTGACATGTTCGTACTTGGTAAAGGGGTTTTTGGGGCCCCTTCCAGGGACGTAACACAAATACACGTACCGGGAAGAAATGGCGACATTTTAATTGATAACGGCGGTTGGAATAATGTTGATGTAACATATTCTTCTTGCTGTATCTTATCGAATTTTAGAGAGAATGCAGCAAAACTTAGAAGCTATCTTATGGCTAACCCTGGATATCATGAATTAACAGATCCATACAATCCAGACGAAGTAAGATATGCGGAATTTCGCGGACCATTTACACCAGAAGTATTTACAGCAAAAGGTAATAATGCTGGTATGTTTGATCTTACGTTTAATTGCAAGCCGCAGCGTTTCCTTCGTGAAAGCATGATAGTGCGTGATTATGTATTGTGCCCATACACAATTACACAAAACAGCTATTCAACAAGCTATTCAATCGATGCAAAGGTTACAAAAGCAGGAAGCACTCTTAAATTTACATTCATTCCAGCTGTAACAGAAAGCTTATGTAGATCTGTAAATTTTTACAGATCAGACGGATCTACAGTCAGTGAAGATATTGAAGTAAATGCTAATGATGGGGTTGTTGAAATCCCATTAGTTGGAAAAGATGGAACAAAATATTATGGAGTAAAATGTACTTTATATTTTAATGTCGGAAAATCAGAAAATCTTAGAATGGAATCATCAAACTCTGTTTGGGAAAGTGGACCAGCGTACTTTTACTATAAAAACGATGTTGGCGATATTTGTTTTCCATTTTATAATCCAACACAATTTGATGCATATTTTTTAATGTCTGGATGTTATGTACCAGCTGGGACATATGGACAATACTTTCATAGTGTGAATAGCCTCAATTCTCTTTCGGTTGACAGTTCTCTAGGATACACAACAACTTCTGAAGTTGGTTTTGATTTCAACTTATTAGAAGGTACGGCGTGCACGTGGGATAATAAATCATCAGACATCAAAAAAGTATACGCTGGTCTTTCTGGAACTTCACTTGTTATTTCTGGCGGTGGACGTTACGAACTTGAAGTAGGCGGCGTATCATCTTTTAAAAACGTACAAATTACACCAATGTATTACAGAATTTAAAAGGCGGTGAGAAAATGTTAGAACTAAATGAAGTCAAATTATTTAAAGGTGATCCTGAGAATATTTGGGGCGAACAAATCAAACGGCCTGAAAATATTTTGAGTATGGAAGTTACAGAGGTTATGAACGGCGACCTTACTTTATCAATGGTATGTGCAATTTCTGATTATAACATTGAAAATCTAGTGATTGGGAACATTATCAAGTGTTATAAAGACGTATTAAGGAATACGCTGTTTTCGTTTGAAATTTACGACGTAAAATATACCATTGATCACAGAATCACTGTAAAAGCGGAACACCTTTCATCAAGGCTTAGATACATTTATGTTGAACCTGTTGGTCACATTGATTTTTACGGACAAATGGGTGCAATCTTATCTGGGGATTCTTACGCAGAATATAAACTCATTAATCATACTGGAGAATCTATAGTAAGTATAAAGGTTCCTAATGCAATAGGTGATGATGGTGTTGTATCAAATTCTATTAAGTCTATTGCAGATCATATGAAAGGAACAACTGGAAGTATTCTTGATCATTTCGGGGGAGGATATTGGCGATACAACGAAGATACGGAAATGGAATTTTACAAAGAAAATCAAGTAAACGACGAAGATCCAGAACTTGAACCTATTAAATACTCTGTAAATATGTCGGATTTTCAACGTGAAATTGATATGGACAACGCAAAATCTAACCAGGTGTTATTTTGGAAAAAAGAAGTTGATGGAGTTGAAGAACAGGTGTGGGCATATAAGAGAAAATCTGTTGATGCTTACCCTATGCAGGCAGCCCAATTATGCGATCTATCTTCTAAATTCGAAACAAAGCCTACAGAAGCGCAGTTAATTGCTGCAGCCCCAACGCTAAAAACTAAACCAGAAGTTACAACAAATTGTAGTATTGCAAATTATGAAGGGATGGCAACATGTGGTCGTAAAATTTCTGTTATTTACCCAGAACTGGGGGTAAATGAAGAGATGCGTATTACAGAGACAACTTACAATGTGCTTACTAGAAAATACAATTCAATCAAGCTAGGAACTTCAAAAAAGACGCTTTCAAAAACAATTGCAGAGATTGCAGGCAAGACAGAAACCAGTGTTTACTAAGGAGGTATAAAAGCATGGCAAAAATTTATATGAATGATTTTCGTGTAACCACATCTGTTGTACCGGTTCTCAGATATTTAGATGGCAATAAGACAGATGAACTTGTTATCTTTACAGACGATAAGATGACAGACTTTGATACGCATATCGCTTTGATTGACAATAATGTTGTTAAGCTTTTTGCTAATGAAAGCGGTTTTGCTGCCATCATTGATAAAGATATCTTTAATGAAAAAGATGTTTGTCCTATTAGACTTGTATTCAGTAATAGCGAGACAGAAAAAACAAAAGGCACAAATACTTTTTATATCTGTAACGATAGAACTGGATATGTCTATGGTGACTATATCGAAGTCCCAGACGATATTATCACGTACAGAGAAGCATGCCGCGCATATGCGGAAGAATGCGGACGCATTGTTGACGCCGTAAAATTTGATGTTGGCGCTAAGGTTACACAGGACGAAGACGGGGCAACAATTTATATTACAGATCCGTTCGGAACGACTAAGGCGAAAGTTTATAATGGGGCAACTGGTCCTCAAGGTATTCAGGGCCCCAAGGGAGAAACAGGCGCACGAGGCCCAGAAGGTCCTCAAGGGAACCCGGGCGAAACAGGCGTCGCAGGGGCAGCTGGACACTCACCGAGTGTAACGGCTACGAAGTCCGGGACAGTTACAACAATTTCAGTTGATGGGAAAGCCATTGCTACAGTTAATGACGGTGAAAAAGGTGATACAGGACCTCAAGGTGTAAAGGGTGATCCTGGAGAAATGGGACCTCAAGGTCCTATCGGTAAAACAGGGGCCACAGGTCCACAAGGTCCAATCGGAGAAACAGGGCCTCAAGGTCCAACGGGACAAGCTGGACACTCTCCCATCGTGAAAGCCTCTAAAACGGGAACTGTTACAACTATTTCTATTGACGGAGTAAACGTTGCTTCTATTAACGACGGGGAAAGAGGACCTCAGGGTGTTCAGGGTGTAAAAGGTGATCCTGGTATTCAAGGCCCAGTCGGTGAAACGGGCGCAGCAGGGCATTCCCCAAGTGTAACAGCAACAAAAGCTGGAACTGTTACAACAATTTCAGTTGATGGAACAGCTACTGCAACTATTAACGACGGGGCAAGAGGTGAAACGGGGCCTCAAGGTATTCAAGGCCCAGCCTATACTTTAACAGATACAGACAAAGCTTTGATCACAAACGAGGTGTTGGCACAATTTACCAACGCAGAAAGTACTGGGATGTAAGGGGGTGTAGATATGGCAGACTTGGTTTACATGACAAAAGAGGCATGGACAGCTATTACTGATGCATTTAGAAACAAGCTAGGATCAACTGAAATGATTAAAGCTGGAGATATTCCTAGCGCACTTAATAGTTTTCAAAAATATGTCGACCTGTTAAGTGGTGATGTTACATCTGTTAGTGATGAAAACGCTACATCCGTACGTGATTCTTGCTTTTCGTATTGTAAAAAAATACAAGAGGTGTATTTACCAAATGTAACATCTATTGGGACCTCATCGTTCAGAGGCTGTGAAATGTTGTCTAAAATAAATATACAGAATGTAGAAACGTTAGGTAATTACGCTTTATATGGAAGTAATATTACTGAATTGTACTTGCCAAAAGCAATAACTATTAATACATCCGCATGTAGTTATATTTCTCAATTGAAAAAAGTTACTCTCGGTAATGTAAAAACAATCGATAAAGGCGCATTTAGTAGGGATATTAATTGCGAAGAAATAGATATTTCTTTAAATGAAAATGTAAATAGTATAGGTGAGAATGCATTTTCCAATAATGGAAAATTATCAAAATTAACAATAAGAGGGACTGCTTTAATTGAACTTAAAAGTACAAATGCATTCGCTGGTACCGCTATCGCCTACAGAACAGGTAAAATTTATGTCGATCCTTCTATGGTCGAAACATACAAAACAGCGACTAACTGGAGTAATTACTCTTATGCTATTGAGGCAATTTCCTGACATATTTATATGGAGGTATAAACGATGATCAAAACAGAAGTATTAGAAAATGGTTCGATCAAGACATATTCTGATGAAGGCTTCTATATCCATGGTGGATTTCCAGAGGGCGATTATGTCCAGGCTATAGATCCGCCAGGTGTTAATAGAACATATACAGAAACAGACAGATATATTGACGAGATGCAGACAGTGAAAGAAAAGGCTGCTGCCTATGATGTGCTTATGGGAGGTGTTGGCGATGAATAGAACAAATTATTTCTTAGATAAAGCGAAACGCCTACGCCCAATCATCGAAAAAGCTGCAGTGGGACTTTCCGATGCAGAGGCTTTGCAAGCCCCAGAGATTTTCCCACTATGGGAAGCTGGGGCAAGCTATGCTGTAAATGATAGGGTCCAATATAACGATGTGCTGTATAAAGTACTACAAGCACACACTAGCCAGGCAACATGGACGCCTGACACTGCAGTGTCGTTGTTTGCAAAAATTCTTATTCCTGACGAAAACAAAACGCCTGAATGGGAACAGCCAGAAAGCACTAACCCATATATGAAAGGCGATCGTGTAACGTATAACGGGAAAACATATGAGTCTACTATAGATAATAACGTATGGGCCCCTGGTGTTTACGGTTGGAAGGAGGTGTAGCCTTTGACGCAGGATGTAATTATAGCGGTGATCAGTTCCGGGGCGTTCTTTACATTCATGCAGTATTTAATTACAAGGCATGATAAGAAAAACGACGAAAGCGACACACGCTACAAAGAATTAAAAGACGGCCTGGGAAAACACGAGGAAACAATCCAAATGCTTAATGAAATATTGGTCGAGATTCAAAAAGAAAACACCGGCATTAAACAATTGTTAATTGGGCTAGGTCATGACAAATTGGTTTATATGACTGATAAGATTGCAAGACGTGGCGCAATCACACTAAAAGAAAAGGCCACACTGGACGCAGTATTCAAACCATACAGCGCTATGGGAGGAAACGGCGACGGAGAGGCCGGATATAAATATTGTGTTACATTGCCCGTTGTATCAGATGAAGACGCAAGAGAAAAAGACAGTTCTCTTTTACGTGAAGATATGGGCATTAATAAATAAGAAGGAGGTTCTATTATGAACAATAAGATTTATGACATTTTGAAATGGGTTGCTATTATCGTGCTTCCCGCTGCTGCTACTTTCGTAGCTTCTATTTTTCCGTTATGGAATTTACCATATGCTGATGCAATCGCACAGACTATCACAGCTGTAGGAACTTTCCTCGGTGCGGTGTTAATGGTCTCTAATTATAGATACAAAAATGGGGACAATGCAAGGGACGAAAACGGGAACAAGTAAATATCCCTTTTCGAAACTAAAAAAAGGGGCAAAATTAGGGATAATTTTATTCCTGGTTTTGTCCATTACTTTATATACATTTTTATATACGATATCAGACTATAAAAATATGCCCTATTTCGTATACAAATTTATATATGTTATTACGCAAAGAGTAAGAAGGAATGAAATCATGCTATTAGATACAGATAAACAGAAATTCGTTGACGATATCGCAAAGTATGTACCAAAATATGCTGGTTCATACGGAATTAGTGTGCACAGCCCTATTATCGCCCAGGCGATTTTAGAGAGTGGATGGGGCAAGAGTAGACTTGCCACCGACTATCACAATTATTTTGGTATGAAGTGTGGCACAAAGTGGACAGGCCCCAGCGTTAATATGACAACGCAGGAAGAGTACACGGCGGGCACTCTTGCGACTATTAAAGATAACTTTCGTGTATATGACAACATGGAAAACGGGGTTAAGGGGTACTTTGAGTTTATCCAGCTTTCAAGATATGAAAATTTGAAAAGAATTGTAAACCCTCAAAAATACATTGAGACTATTAAAAATGATGGATATGCCACAAGTTCTACATACGTTGATAGCCTTATGCAAATTATTAAGATTTACAATCTTACATCATATGACAGCACAGAAAGCGTAGAAGGAGAGGATATTATGGGAAGTAGACAAGCAATGATTGCGAAAATGCAATCCTGGATCGGAAAGAATGAGGTAGACGGATCATTCAGAGAGATCATCGATATTTACAATTCACACACACCAAGGGCAAGAGGTTACAAATTACAGTATTCCGATGAGTGGTGCGCTGGTACTGTTAGCGCCGCCGCTATTGCAACTGGTAATACAAACGCGGTTCCGCTTGAGGTATCATGCCATTATATGATCGAAGGCGCAAAGGCTAAAGGAATCTGGGTTGAAAACGATAGTTATGTTCCACAAGGTGGAGATATTATTCTTTACGACTGGCAGGATTCAGGCATTGGGGACAATACAGGAAATCCAGATCATGTCGGCGTTGTTGAGTACACATCCGGCGGAATTATTCATGTTATTGAAGGCAATAATGGAGAAAAAGTTGCCCGCCGTGAATTATCTGTAAACGGCAGATATATTAGAGGGTTCATTAGAGGGTTCATTGTTCCAAAGTATAGCAACAATACAGCGTCTAGCGGTGGTTCAACTCCTACTGTATCTGGGACAATTGACGAACTTGCAAGACGTGTTATTGCTGGAGAGTTCGGATCAGGTGACGCAAGAAAGAACGCGCTAGGCGATAAATATAACGCTGTTCAAGCAAGAGTAAATGAAATTTTAAGCGGTACAGCTTCTACACCTAGCAAATCAGTTTCAAAGGTTGCTAAAGAAGTGTTAGCTGGTTCATGGGGTAATGGTTCGGACCGTAAGGCAAAATTAGAGGCCGCAGGTTATAACTACGATGAAGTACAAAGCGCCGTTAATGCTTTATGTAATAAGCCTACTCTTAAATCAGTGAGTGAAATTGTAAAAGAGGTGCTTGCTGGTAAGTGGGGCAACGGTGCAGACCGTAAAAATAAATTGACTGCTGCTGGATACAACTACAACGAAGTACAGGCGGCCGTTAATTCCTTGAATAAGAAAAGCGTGACAACTATCGCTAAAGAGGTCATTGCAGGTAAGTGGGGCAATGGTTCCGACCGTAAGAAAAAGCTTGAATCAGCGGGATATAACTACAACGAAGTACAAAAAGAAGTAAATAGACTGCTTTAAAATAAGAAGCCCGGGGATAAATTCCAATGTCATTAAGTTAAGACAATTCTTAAATTTATGAGTCTTACCTATAAATAGGTAGGGCTCTTTTTTTGTGCAAGAAGT